CTGGCCACTGGAGCAGACCAGTATCCAGTCTGTGGGTAAACGTATCTGTCCACCCATAAGAACAACGAGCGACAGGTGTAGTGGGGACCAACTGGGACCGGGTAGGAGCCGGTGGCGATGGAGCGGGAGTGCTCCGGAGGGTAGGGGGGGGTATTGGTCTATGTACTCATGGCAATTTGATGGCCAGTACAGCGATCAGGTACTCCAGGTCACGTTCGGTGAAGACTCGGCCGATGCAGTTCCTGGCGTACACCAGAGCCTTCTTGCGGTCGGCTCGGTTGGCGGTACGGCCAGCGGCCTGGGCGAAGGGGTTGTCCTTGCCTTCCGGCTCATTGCCGGCCAGCAGGCGACGGATCTGTGACCAGGACAGGCTCTTGTCAGTTCGGTGATGATCGAGGAAGCCGTCGAAGCCACCGTACTCTTCAGCGGCGGTGGCGAATCGGATGCAATGGTACAGATCCCTTACTCCCACCTGTAAATCGTTGGCCAGGTGTTGTACTACAGAGGGTTCCCCTGCGGCATTGCGGTTAGAACGCCGGTAGGAGCCTGAGTCGAGTATGGCCCTGCCCACATCATGTTTGGCCCTGGCCAGGATCTCCCTGGCGGCATACGACGCCTCGACTCTGATGGCCGTCAGCTCCTGCAGCAGATACTCGTACTCTTCCATGGGCGTCAGGCTGGACTGATGTACTACCGGGAGATCGGTCAATGGAGCCTCCAGGTAAATAGGCCGGTGAATGGAATAGCCTTCCACCCACCGGCCTGGGGAGGCGAAAACAGAAGAAGAGGGGGGACTCCTGTCTTCACCCGCTCATACGAAGTAAAACTTCATGGGTACCGCTGAAGATTTGCTTCGTAAGCCGGTACCCGGATCGGTGCCCATCATGTCAAACCACCATCTCTTCCCCACCGCATTTCCAGCAGCACTTGTCCTCTGGTTCCCCTACAGCACCACACCGCTTGCAATGAGGGGCCGTCCTGCTGTCCAGACGGTTACGGGGGGACTGATGGCCAGAGATCGTCCACATCGGCTTACAGGGCCGTACAGGAGCCTTCAGGGGCTTTGTTGAGCTCATCATCAGACTTCATCCTGACCTCGCACCAGTATATCGTTCGGCTCACACTGCAGAGCCGCACAGAGTCGGCTGAGAGTGCGATGGTTCCAGCCGGCCCCGTCAAACAGGCGGCAAAGATGGAAGTAGCCGATGTCCGTATGCCTGGCCAGTTCCTGCTGGTTGGGGATCTGCACCGGCACCATCAACCTTCGTACCTGCGCCCGATCAATCACCCAACGCTTCACCTTTTTCTTTGCCATATGTAAAAAGATACCATAATTGTCTTGACAGTGCAAACAGCCATGTATAAATTTACATATCCCATATCCATAACCTGAACCTCGAGGAGAAAACAGTGGTAAGCCCACATCATTATCCTACCATCGAATTTGCCAACGGCAAGATCCAGAAACGGATGGCCAACCTCATGCCCCGCTGGCGACGGCGACGGGGGGCGGTGAATGTCCCCGGTCCCGAGGCCGAGTATGTTCATGCCTTCGCCATGAAACATTCCCCCAACTGGCTGGTGTTCTGGCCGGGGGAATGGGCCATCGTCGGAGACGAACAATTCATCTGCTCGTACGCCCCGTCCAATCAGGAATCACGGGACAACCTCGTCTCCATCTCCAACCGACGGCCGCTGCTGATGATGCTGCATAGCGATTACCTGTAGCTTGAGATTCTCCGAAGCCCAAGCCTGGGTGACGCTTGAAGAACCGCCGGGCAGGCCCCCCACCCACTGCGACCTGAGTAACCTCAAACACTGGCGCAAGGTGTACCGGAAAGAACGGGAACTCGATGTGGAGCCGGAAGCAGAATACGAGACATCAACGAGCCGCTCAGATGTCCTGCGTGGCAATCTGTCTGCTGATCCTCGCCGGACTATGGATCGCTGGCTACAACCTAATAACCGTGGAGAAACCCTCTGATGGCAATCTCACTGAACCGGGATGGTGACCGCGCCCTGGTGGAGTTCGACTACTCCAACGCCACCAAGAACCGCAGCAAGAAGGGCGACGGGTTCTACTACACCTTCGCCATCAATGGTGGTGACAAGCTGCATGTCAATCGCCATGGATTCATGGCCATCGATCAAGCCTGGTGCGGCAAGAACGGCACCATGAAGATCGAACGCGTCGGCGTCGATCAATACTTCTGCGAGGCCCAGTCCGGCGGTGCCGACTACCCGCTGGAACTGAAACAGTGGAACCAGAACACCAAAGGCTTCGATGACGTACAAGGCTGGCAGATGGGCCAGGACCCCGAGAACCCCGGTCAGAGCGCCCCTGCGGCCGCACAGCCCCCGCCGCCCCGGCAACAGCAGTCACAGCCACAGAACAACCAGCAGGCCCAGCAGCAGGCCCCTGTGGCCGCTGACGGGCCTTCCTGGGACGATCTGGCCGGCACCATGGGTCACGCGCTGATGGTCGCGGTGGGCATCTGGGAGCATGAAGGCCCGCAGGCCGCCACCGGAGATGTGGCCGGTGCCATCGAACGCATGGCGGTGTCCCTCTACATCGATGCGCGGAAGATGGGGCTGGCGGTGCCGTCGCAGGCAACGCAGGACGGTCCCATGCAAGAGATTGTACAGCAGGTGGTGCAGGGAATTGACGGCCAGGTGGATGAACAGCAGGCGGCACTCAATGCTGCCGGTGAAGACGACCTCCTGTTCTGATGCGGAGATTCGTAATGCTCGGCTCCTTTCCCGGCCTCAACAACATTGTCGAAACGGCCAAGAGGCACTGGGCCGTCTACTCTACAGAAAAAAAGCAGAAGACCACCTCGGTGGCCATTATGGCCAGGGCCGCCGGGCTGGAGCCGGTCACTGGCAAGTGCGTTGTGCGCTGCCTGTGGTTTGAAAAGGACAAAAGGCGTGATCCAGACAACATCCGCGTCGGCATCAAGTATATTCTCGACGGTCTGGTCGAGGCCGGCGTCCTGCCCACCGACGGCTGGAAATGCATCACCGGCCTGGAAGATCGCTTCCATGTCGATAAGGAACGTCCCCGAGTAGAGATCGAAATCATCGAGGAGCCATGAACTATACCGAACAGACCTGGCCGTCAGACCGCTGGCCCAACTTCTCTTTCAACGAGGCCAAGTGCAGCCATACCGGCAGATGCGACATCAACAACGGCTTCATGGATCAATTGCAGGAGCTGCGCCGACGCTATGACCGCCCCATCACCGTGACCTCGCTCTACAGGCACGTCACCCACCCTGTTGAGGAAGCCAAGGAACAACCCGGTGCCCATACCACCGGCAAGGCCGTGGACATCGCCGTGTCCCATGCGGAAGCCCATACCGTGCTGCGCCTGGCGATGAATATGGGCGTGTTCCTGGGCGTCGGCGTCAAGCAGAAAGGCACAGGGCGCTTCCTGCATCTCGATGTGCTACGCAACGAAGAGGTGTCCTACATCCCCCGGCCGAGACTCTGGAGCTATTAGGTCCGGTTCACCCCGTTCCGCTTCCTGCGAAGTCTCCGCAGCACCGACGCTCTGCGCCGGGATCTTCTCCGGCCCAGAGTTGCCTGTAGCCAGTTTCTGATCCTCCGTAGCCTGTGCCATCTGCGTTCACCGCTGCTACTTCCCGTGATCGCCCCCGGCGTGGGCTTTGGCCGCGTCCACCAGCGCCTGGCAGATGATGTAGATCATCAGAGGAACTCCCTGATAATCCGTCCCCGCAGCCGCCCCCTCGGCCAGCACCGCTGCGCCGACCTTCTTGCTCACAGCAGACTTCAGACGTTCGACAACGAAACTACCCAAGTGTCCCATTTTTATCATCCTCTGTTTCGGTTACCACCTCAAGCTCCGGCTGGCTGTCCTTCAGCCCCTGCAGCACCTCCAATTTGCCCGCGATACGCTGAATCACCGGGTCTGCCATAGCGAGTTGATTTAGACGAGCGTTCTGTTCCTGCTGCAGCTTGTTGATTTGTTCCTGCACGTCAATCACTGTCAATCCTTTCGTGGTGCGTCATTAACCGGCCCTGCTGCCCAGAGCGCCCTTGATCTCGGCCAGGATCAGGTTGCCGTCCTGCTGGGCCTCGATCATCTGATCCATCTTGCCCTCCAGGCGTTCAAATGAACCCCCTCCGTCCTGCCGGCCGAAGAGGCGGTATAGCGTATAGCCGACAATCCCTGTCCCGGCCCCGCCGCCACCCAACCCCATCATCAGGTCTGCCGTGCTTGTCGGATCAGTCGTCATTTCTTACGCCCACCGATCCAGACGAAAAACGAGGTGATCATCGCCATGATGCCGGCGTCAACGGGATCGAGGTGGAGGAAATCATATAAAAACGGATCTTCATAGCGCATGATCTCCCAGAGCCAGTCCAGTACTTCTTTCGTGCCAGAGGCAGCGACACCCAACCCGGCGGCACTGCCAATACCGGTTTTTGCTTCTTTCGTCAATCTACGCTTGCCATCTAATTATCGGGATGAGATAATTTATACGCCGTTGCAAAACAATACGTGCTGATCCACATCAAGATTCCGAAAACCGCTTCATGATTCCACCACTCCATCCACCTATAGCCGCCCGGAAAACCGATCACCTTCCAGGTTTCGTATAGCAGTGTGACCGCGACCGCCGCCATCCCGCTCCATAGCCCCGCGCTTTTTGCGGAGTCGGCGGCTTGCTGTTTTTTGGTCAGCGTGACGGCGATCTCTTCAGCCGCCGCCGTTTTGGTGATGTTTTCCTCTAACTCCCGACGGTCACCCCGGTGGCTTGTCCGTGCCAGGCGCAGCGCGGCGCTGGTTTCGTCTAACTGTTTAACCAGTGTATCATAATGCCCACGTAACTCCCCAAAAGACGCTACCTCCGCAGCCCTGCGTGGTGTTTTTCTGTTGTTCATCTCCGATCTGCTCTTGGATCTTTTCGGGATTCATTATTCCTCTGCCCACGTAATTGAAGCTGCGGTCAAGTCAGTCTTGAGTTTGGCATACAACTGCTGATGGATGTTGGCAGCGATATTTACGCCGGTTGCCTTGACGCGATCTACCCGTGGGCAGACCAACGTCTGGCCGATTAACCGTCCATCGGTCACTCTGGCGGCTTCAGCAGCATCTTTATATACCGCCAGATCAGCACAAGCGTAGAACGTGCCGTCACTGCGATCCTTCTTTATCACATCGACCACACCGATGCGGACATAGCACCCTGCGGCCACATAATCCCCTTGCAGGGGTACACTTACGATGAGTGCCATGTCAGTTCTCCAACAGGTTCAGCCGTGAGGCCAGTTCAATATTTGTCTGGCGAAGTTCGTTCAGTTCCTCTTTTAGTTCTACATCCCGGCAGTAGCTCTGCCATGCCTGACCTATGAGAGCGCGTTGCGTTTGAGCGCCATTTACCAGCCCACGATGCCCCTCGGCTTCTTCTTCTGGCGAACAATATCCAAGGAGTTCGGCATCAATAAGATCCTGTTTATGATACTTCACCAGATGATCAAATCGACTGCGAACAACCGTAGCAGGATCAGACGTTTCAATAGCCATCGCACGGAGAAGAGTGGCATCTTCAAAAAGGTCAAAAGCTCCTCCGTCAGCACCGTTGTAATGGAAGTCTCCGTCCTCGTCGATTACAAACAACGCTGGGTTTGCTGATGAAACCCTTGCTGAGAAAACAAAGCAGTTGCCATTAGCCGCTACGGCTACATTTGCATTAGCTCCATCGTGCTGTGTAGTATACCAATGATGTAAACCTAAAGCTGATGTGCTTTTTGCAGTATCTGCTTGACCACCCTGAGAAATACTGACGTTAACGGTTGCTAACGACGCGGAGTTCTCTCCGGTAGCAGTCAGGACAACGCCGCCCAAAGTATTACTCGCCTTTTGGATGAAAAAGTAGTCATCCGTTTCCTGGGTATCCCAATATCCGTTCGTCGTATGGCCCGTTCCAATATCAGATGATTTACAGACCAAAATCTTATCATCAGCCACTCCCTGATTGATCGTCAGGCCGGTGGTCATTTGGCCGTTGACGGTTTCGTTGATGCCTATAAGGCCAGAATGCGCCATTGTCATCAAAGTTCTTGAGTCAGTATCGTTGTAAAAATACAGGTGATTGGTGTTGTTGTGGATCGTGACATCGTCCGCGCTACCCGACGTATCCACGAAATACAGCGTTGGGAGAGTGCCTTCTATCGTCAACGCAGGAGCTGATGTAAAAGTGCCCGGTGTGGAAGTCCCACCGATGAGAAGGTTGCCACCAAGAGCAGCACTAAATGTCTTTGCCCCACTAAATGTTTGAGTACCAGATAAATGAGCAGTGTCATCATCAAGATATGCGCTGGCAACTTTAGTGCCTTGCCATACGCCAGTACCTATAGTGCCTGTAGTGACGATACTGCTACTACCTGCAACGACGCCATAGATAGACCCGATGGCCGTACCGCCAATCGTTATGGCATCTGCTTCCAAGGTGCCGTCAACATCAATATCGCCAGCCAGATCAATGTGGCCTGGGATCGTTACAACAGATGCACTTCCAGCACCAACTGTTACATCTACTTCGCCATCTGTGGTAGAGCCAGTTAAGGCTAAACCTACAGTATTATTACCGTCATTTTCAGCCACATATAATTTAATCGCACCGCACTCGTCGCCGTTGCTGGCATCAGCTACCACGCCCTCGATGCGAGCAAACTCAATATTATCTTGATTGTCGTCATCGCCATAGAAGGTAATCGTACCGCAGACATCGTTATCTGCTCCTGCAGCACCCTTGTCATTGATGAACTTCAGGTACGCGCTCGTCGCACCATTATTAGTGTTTTTCAGCGTGACAACAGGCTCGTTGGCCGACGCTGAGGTTGCCAGGATGTCGGCTGAAGCAGTGATCGTTGAGGCTGACAACGCCAGCACCTCTGCTGTCTCAACAGTGAAAGCCATGTCGGTGCCATGGGTGTAGACAATCGACCCTGCGTCGTTGTCATTTACATCTCCAAAATAGATAGAATTTGTCGTAGAGGCCCCTGAAAGGAACGACATCCCAGGATTGGCAGTGCCTTCAATGACAAAGTCGTTGCCACTGGCATGGGCCGTTACCGATCCGGCGCTGGCCACATGGACATGCAACTTGCCGTCACCACCCCCGGCCGCAAGCCCTGATCCGGTGACCAGTGAGCCGAACAGATAGTCGTCGGTCTGGTTCAGGTTGTCGTTGTTGAGGGTATTGTCGTTGACGCCTGTGAGTATCCCATTGAACTCGGCATTCAAATCAGCTGCCGTCAATGTCTCGTTGGCGTTCCAGGTCTTCGTTCTGCTGATATTAGGCATGGCTTTTCCTTAATCTGCTGCGGTAGGCATACCAATACCGCCGATGGTTTTCATAAATGTACTGGCTCTGGGAGCTACATCTTCTTCCTGTTCAATAGGTATTTGCTCCAGTCTCTGCAAAACCTGCTCAATGGTTGCTCCCTCCTGCACCCACTGGGAAACAGGAATACCCCGACGAGAAGCATTTGCCATTTTCGATCTCACTTTACCAAACAAGTCTTTTACTTGTTGCCTCTTTATCGGATCTTGCAGATCTAACACCAGTCTCTGCGCTAACTTTGGACTAAACACAACAGTGGATGCCAGCCCGCCAATGACCGCAATGGGCCAGCTAAAAACAAGACTTGCGGCAGCGCCTACTCCTCCTGCCCCCATCGCCATCACTGGCGCTCGCAACAAAGAACCCGTACCCCCCCCAATTTGCCTGACAGCAGCCGAATGGGCTATAAGGGATTGAGCCAGCCCATGCTGAGTTTTCACGCCTGCAGCCATAGAAGAGATAGGCACCCCTGATTCATTCTCAAGTTTTAGTAGCAGCTCATAGGCAAATTCATCAGCGTCGTCAAGCGAACTGAGTATCGTATATAGTACTCTACCTCGGTCTACATTTTTAAGAACACCAGTCTCCGAGATCATGCCAGATTCAATCCCGAATTCTGTCTCAAGCGACTTCAATATGTTGATATCAACTTCATACTGATGTGTAGCCGTATCGTACACCTCGCCCAGTTGATCTGACAGCGTCTTGCGAATTTCCTGTCGCAGGCCGATCAAGGCACGGTTGGCTTGCTTGCCTACCTCTGTATCGGTGATGCCGATGGCATCATCAATTTCCCACATGAACCTCTGCAAGGCCCCCACGGTAGTAGGTGGGGCATTGACAAGACGCTGGTGAAAAGATCTTACCATCTCCCGGCCCCGGCCCTCAGAAGCTATCTGTGTTGCCCTTGGATGTGGAAATTGCTCAAAAGACACATCGGCCTCACCCGTACGGCCACGCGCCCGAAGTTGCTTTGGCCCCTGGCCTGTCTCTCTGAACTGGGTGCTTTCGGGGAACTCTTTCATCAGATCCTCTGCGGCACCCTTAAACAAACCAGAAGGCGTAGTCGCTCGTTGCGAGGATATCTGACTTAGTTCCGGCTCCAGAATTTCTACGGCCCATTCATTGCCAACTATGCCATTAAACTCTTTTCGCAGGTTTTGCACTGCCGCTTTTTTCAGAGACTCCAAGGCCCCCTCTTCAACGCCAGTTTGCATGTGCGGAGCCAGGGCTTCTTTCGCCTCGGTCTGGAACTCGTCGCTTTTCTTTTTTACCTCATCTACAGCACCAAGCGTGTTTCGCACCAGATCGTCTTGCCGACTCAACTTTGGAACGTCTAATCGACCTCTCGTTTCCATAACCGGACCAGAGAACTCCTTGACAATTCGACTTTCCCCACGCTCCGGTGCTGTGTTAATAATTCTCTGTGTTCGCCGCGAAGTAGCGGTAGTGAAGTCCAATACGTTCATCCGCGCACTGTAACCTGCATCTTTCATAAATCGTCCTGGACTTCTGCCCCCAACCAAGGGCCAATCTTCTGGAATTTTTGCATCGGCCAACTTTTTCGCCCCCTCCCAGCCACGTCGTGCGCCTTCCTTCGTCAGTCCCGCAAGGGCTTTGAACGTCGGCCTGGCTGCGGCACCCACCATAGCAGAACCTGGATCTTCAAGTGCGCGTGAGGTTCTTGTAAATGCAGGAATCTTGCCGAGCCTGGTAGCCCGTAGTATTGGCGCAGCCACAGATCCAACAGTCAGGTACGGATCAAGCGGCCGGCGCTCACGCTCTTCTTCGCTGAACTGACCTGTCAGTTGGCTGGTGAAATCTTTGAAGGCAGAAATATCCGGATCGCCTTCCAGGCCCCTGAGATGGTGTTGTGCAGGCCCATACGTTGACTTTACTGCGCCTCCAGCCACATCAGCCAAATGCTTTGTTGTCTCCCAAGGAGAATTTATCACCTTAAGAAATTCCAGCGGCAGCGAAGCCATATTACGCAGGAGATTGGAGTGTTTGGCACCCTTTCGCGCAACAGACAAAACCCTATCGGCCTCTGTCATGGTGCGAGGATCTTCATTGCCCCGAGGGGGAACGTCCATCGGCTGCAAGGCCCGTAGGGGCCGATTCAAGTCCGGGCCAACAAACAGTAGGGGGTCTTGGTCCGACAGTCTCTCCTCTGCGGACTCCTCCCGTTCTGCGTCCCTATCTAACCTGGCGTATTCCTCGGGAGAAAGTGCCCTAATTTCTTCGTCCGAGAGAGAACTGAGCCTATCAATTGCTGCGCCCATGATCTATCCCCCTTCTCGTATCCTTTTGGCTTTCTCGCGGGGGGTTTCTATTTTCCCATCGGTGCGCTCGCCGCCGAGAATGCCCTTTGAGATAGTCACAGCTTCTTCCTCGCCAATTTTGAATCCCGGATGTAGAAGATCCCACAGACCAATAGTAGACTGAACTTCCGACTCCACAAAATCTCGTTGGGCCTCGTGCAAGGAGGTTGCCACCTGCATCATTCCGTCGATCATGTCGTCTGGAAGGAACCCCCCCTTACCAACACGGATAAGTGCGACTTCAATGTTGGCCATTGTCGATAGGGCATCTCGATACAGTTCTATATCCTGTGAGCGCACGGTTGCCGGATCAATCAACCGCTGGAACTGGTTAACCATGGCTACCTGCGCCTCGGCACGGCCAGCCATGTCGGGGTCGGCTCGATAGTCTTGATGAAACCTTTTCATCCTGGCGAATGATGGTCCCAGACCCTGGCTTCCACTAAAGGATTTGACGCCTTCCAGGCCCATGATCGACTTACGCAAGGTGTCAGTGACACCAAATTTCTGCTTTGCATTGGCCAACGTATCACGTTGTTTTTGGCGGGAAATTTCCCTCTGGTCGTTCCAGTATTCAACTCGGGCCTTCGCGTAGGCGCCCACCTGTTCCTGGTAGGCAGACATCAGATCGAGTGCGAGAGTGGGATCATCGCCGCCAATCATGTCTTTAAGTTGGTGTTCCTCGAAAAAGGCGACTGGGTCTTCCATAAGGGCGCCTTTTCTGGTTCCAGCCATTTCCACGGCGCCGGACAAGCGCCGGGTATAACTTCGGACAAGTCGGTCGATCTTTTTGTCTGTAAACTCGATCACCGCGCGACCCTCTGCGCCCTTGCTTCGTCCCTCCGCGGCCAGTGCACGCTCTTCCCTGGCAAGGTCAATTTCTCGCTTAAATACTCCCTGTTCTCTGGCGTCGTAACCCTTCAGGGCATTGCCAACCATCTCAGTGGCAATCTGAGGATTGGCAGAAACCAGTGCTTTGAAGTCGGGATCGTTTTCGAGTGCAGCCCGCACTTCACCTCTGGTCCGGCCGGCGTCAAACAGATCTCTCCCCTTCTCCATCATGGCGACCTTGTTCTGGCCGGCGGTAGGGAGGTCACCTGGCTTGAAAAACGGGGCCATGGCACGTAGGCGCTCCGACCTCGCACCCTCTTCGTCAAACTCCAGTTGCCGTGCCTTGAGCTGACCGGCAAACTCACTTTGTTCAGCAGCCTGTCGATCAGCCTGAAACTTCAAGCCAGCACCTGCCACCTGACCAGGCACTGCAGCCAATTGGGTAAGTAGAGTTGGACGAGCCTCTTCCTCCAGCCCACGCGCCCCTGCACGGCCCTTGGACAAGGCGTTGATCACATTGGCCGTGGCCTGTGAGGCCCGATTGCGCTTCTCGGTACGGGACTGATCCCTCAACCCGAGTAAGCCACTGCCTGCCTTTGACAACGCCTGCAGGATACTCAGCTTGAGATCAGGCGGTTGTACTACAGGAGCTTCTACAGCAGGTCGTTGGCCCACTGCGGAGAGGGCCTGCATGATGGCAGACCTTCCATTGCCGGCAGGTTGAGCCAGCCCTGCGGTCGGTCCCTCTACGGGAGTGGTCACAAGATCAGACGACGGGAGTTCCGGTTCTACTGCAAAGGAATCGTCCACCTCCTCGCCAAAGGTGGGCATAGTAATATCCAACTCGTCAGTCGGAGGCTGGATGGGCGTATCAAAATCAGCCGATACGGTAGGAACATCGGGCGAAACGCCAAACTCTTGAGCCGCCTGCGCGTACGCAGCCGCAGGCTCCATGCCACCCGCGATGAGTTCCTCGGCACGGGCAGCGGCCTCTGGATTCAGTTCACGAAGCCTGTTTTGCAGATTGGTCACTTCACCTGGCATTGTTACCCTCGTAATCTGCTGAACAGCCAATCAAGGAGACCCCCTTCTCCCCTGCTGGTAGCACTGCGGGGAGTCCTGGCACCAGAAGGTAGCGAAGTATTTCTTCTCCACGTCTGTCGTATTGCCATGGAAATGCTCGGATCATTGACCTGTTGCAAGGTGACCGGCTGGCCGTTAGGCCATGTCCATGCAGTTGCTCCTGAAAAGTTCGGTGCTGTCTGCCACGATCTCCACGGGCCATCTTTAGCTGTGGGTGGAGCCAGTGGGCCAAAATTTGTCCGAGTCCCCTCTTGTGTCCACGTCGAGCGGTTCGGGTTCGCGGGTGAAGGTGCCGCTACCGCTCTCGAAGCAGCACTCGGCCTTGCCGCCTGGGGGCCACCCATCGAGAATGGCCTTGCCTGCTGTGCTACCGCCTGGCTGGCATCAGGTAGAGTGGCACGTTTGGTTGACTGATCCTCACCGAGTCTGGTTAGCTTGTTTTCCATCCATTTCTGCACCAGAGGATCAGCCATAACGGAAGCAATATGGCTCTCCAGCCCCGGTTCCTGTCCTCGCCGCACGGTCTGCTGGCCTGCCATCTGCGGGTTAAGGCCCTGAAGGACATCCTGAAGACCTGCCCTCTTCTTCGCAAAATTTTGCTGTCTGCGTTGTGCAAGCGCACCGGCACCGGCATTAATGCCTGAACTGATTAGTGTCAGTAATGCCCCTGCTGTAACTGGTTCCATAATTATCTCCTGCGATCTGTATTATTAGAGCCTGTTTCAGGGCGAGGAATCTTCAGTCCCGAGATAGTCTTTAGTCATTAATTTTAGGCCCGCGTGAAAGCACGTCTTCCAATCCTCTTCGCATCTCTGGAGGAAGCAGGGGCAGTAGCGCCCGAACCAGGTCGGTCTGACGCGGGTCTTCCGTTGTATACGGATTGAAACTTCCCTGCAGCATGGCAACAATAGTGGCCAGTAGTGCCTGGTCCTGATCCTGGCCAGCAAGGGTGCGCTGGCCATCCAGGAACCCCAGTTCCCCCGCCCGTGCCAGTTCCCTGCGCTCCAGCAGGCCGGCGATATCGGTGCCGGCTCCAATGGCTTGAGTGAAGCGTTCATCAGCCCTCTCAGCGCCCTGTCCCAACGCCGCCAGTACCGCACGGCTCTGGTCGTCGGCTCGGAGATTGGCCAGATCGATAGTCTGACCACCACGCAAGACGCCAAACCTCTGCAGCAGCTCCCGATCCTCCCGTTCGCGCAGGCGATCTTGCTCTTCCTGATCTGCGAGAATCGAGGCAGTAATCGGATCAGATCGCAGAATACCAGCAGCTTGTGCCTGTGCCCTTCTGGTGGCTTCTGCGTCGATATCGCCTTCAAATCCGTCGGCTACAAGTTCAGCCCGAATCTGCGGGATAAGTTCTGCAGTCATCTCCTGGATCTGTGAGCGAATATCGGTGAACCCAGGCCGAATGGCACCAAGCAACTCCTCAAATACGCCACCCGAGCCAGAAGGCTGTAGGCCATCGGCGGTGTCCAGTCGAGCCAGAATGTCGGCCAGCGAGTCCTCAAGGCCGGATATATCTGTGACTCCACCAGCACCCCCGCCTCCACCACGTTGGTTAATGAGATCATTAACCTTCTGTATCTCCCGAGGAAGATCTTCTGTCAGACCCTTGATCTGCCCCCCCATGCCCGGCAGGAGGGTAAGAGGGCCTAAGAGAGTTTCGATACGATCCAGACCTGGCAAGTTGATATCGACACCGGCATTTGCCAACAGATCTGGCAATCGACCAAAATCACCAGCCTGAATGCCAGCCAGTAGATCGTTCAGCGGACCCGCATCTGTAGCGTAGCCGGCAAGATCCCCAAGCGGATCAAGACCACCAAGATCCAGGCGGTCAAGGAGGGCGTTGAGCGGCCCAAGGCCCAGGCTCTCAAATTCACCACGCAGCGCATCCATATCCGGCAATAACTGGCCAGCTGTCAATGGACTGGGAGCACGATGCCTAAACTGTTCAAGTAGTTCGCCGCGGCTTGGTAGCAGATCGTCTATCGTCAGCTGCTCCGGCCTCATCGCCGTCCACGCTTCATCCATATCGATCGGCAGCAAGTCCCCTGACAGTAACTGCTGGGGCCGCATAAGATTCCACTCGTCCATCAAGTCTGTAGGCAGCATCCCCCTTGCTGTCAACGGATCAGGCCGCATCGCCGTCCACGCGTCACCCAGAATCCCCTCATCCGGCAGCAGATCGCCTGCTGTCAACGGATCAGGCCGCATCGCCGTCCACGCGTCACCCAGAATCCCCTCATCCGGCAGTAACTCGCCGGCTGTTAATCGACTGGGGGCACGATACGCGAGCTGTTCACGTAGCAGATCACGACTCGGTAGCAGATCGTCTATCGCCAGTGGACCGGGCTTACGCTCATCCCACGCTGTAGTCAGTTCCTCCTCGCCAGGCAGCAGGTCGTCCAACGTCAGCGGAGGCAACTCTCCCATCGCTGTGTCAAGCTCTGCAAGTTTGGTGCCGCCGAGGGTAAACAGCTCGTTGAGCAGTCGGGCCTGATCTAATGGACCGCCCGTAAGGCTCAGATCAGGCGGTGCAGGCAATCCACCCAGCAGCGTCTCCAGGTCTTCGCCCTGACCGAGCGCCTTTGCCAAGCCAGTCCGTTGTGCCGGGAAGCCATATCCCTCACCGCCAAAGGAGCCGCCGATAATATCATCCAACAAGCCCTGCGACCTCTGCAGGTTCCTGAATAACGCGTTGGGCACAGGAGATGCGCCCAGCACCCCAAGGTCGTCAGTGATACCGCCCAGTTGATCTTCTAAAGTGCCTACTGTGTCAACAAATCCAGTAGGGAATTTCATAATCGAGGGGGACAGTTGCTGTCGCAACTCACCAAGACGAGTGCCCTGTAAGGTGATGGCCGCGGCAAGCTCCCCAAGGCCGAGGCCGCGGAGTTTCTCCTCCAAGCCGCCTTCGCCAAAAATGTCCCGCTCGATGACATCAAGGCCAAAGTCAGCGCCGGTCAGAGGATCAATAGCGCCACGAATACCCGTGCCGATGTCACTGGCAAGGCCAGGGATATTCAGACCTGTGAGAATATCTCCACCCAGGCCACCGAGTTCGCCGAGAATCTTTGTGCTAATATCCCCTGGCAAGTCTTGAAAGAGGTCAAGAAGACCAGCTCTCAGATTCTCTTCAGGACTCAGTCCTGGTCTCGTCGTTGGAAAACCTAAGCTGAATGCAGGGCTACCGAATATCACTTCAATGTGGCGCTGAACATTGTCTTCCCGTTCCTGCAGTGCCATAAAGAACCTGGCCCGGAACTGACTCATCTGTGCGTCGGAAGGACGAGGCACATTCCTATCAGGGTAGTCGGCACGGTCGATGGAGCCGTCGCCGTTGACATCCTCGCCCTGACTGGCCAACCACGCGTCCAACTTCTGCCCTTGAACGATCATCTGCACTACAGGATCAGCGCCCAAGCTCTGGAAGACTTCGCCGGGACCAGAACCATATCGGGCACCATATTCTGCGGTGCGGAAATGCTGGTTAGTAAATTCTGTCAGATCTGGATCTGTGAAGTCGGGATTGTAGTTCGGCGTCCCCCACCCCGTCACTGGGCTTTTCCACTCCCCAGGATCAGTCCATTCAAATTCAGTGCCATCAGCAGCAGCATCACGCGCAAATTGACTGCCTGCCCCGGTAGGATCATATCCTCCCATGTCAATTTCTTCGGGCGGCAAAGCGCCTTCGTCATCGTCAACACTCACAACTGTTTCCGGCAAGGCGTCTGTGGCCTGACCGTTTGCAGCGGTAGACGTGAAGAGAGAGAATCCCTCGCCACCGGGTCCACCAGGTGTCTCAATTACGTTCCTCTCGCTGGTAGAGCCGATCTGGATGCCGTCTTGGAAAATGCCCCGAGTGCCGGGCGCCTGATAGGCAGTACCAGGTTGAGAGACGCCGGGAATAATGTCGCCAATAGAGATATTCGGATCGAACCCAAAATCCCCAAACCCACGCAACTGGTTGCTCGTAAGCCTCTGGTTACCAGACCATTGGATTTGAGAAGGATCTTTAAAAAGAAAGAAGGGACTAATAGGGGCCATCTCTAAACTCCTGCCTTAACCCTGCGCTTCTTGCCAATGTCTTTGTATACCGGATGCGTACGTCGGATACGAAATAATTCATCTCTGGAATTGTTGGTAAACTTCAGGCTGGAATGAGGATCGTATTCGCTCATGTCCAGATCCTGCGCCAGCATCCGCACCGTGCCCAGCTCTTCTTCGTCGGTCTTGCTTGAATTAAGAATGAATCCACCGCCAGCAACATTCAGCGTCCTGGTGGTACCGGATATGCCTGACGATTCCTGATTGACAGTGATGTTATAGTCTCCGGTAGCATCAAAATAGGTGCGCGAATACAGCCATCTGACCCGCTCGGCCGATCCAGACGGTGCTGGTGCCCCCGTGCGGAAATAGGCCCGAATAGCAGTGCCATCAGAGGTATCGTCATCGTCGTTGTAGGTGTTTGCAGGCGCATGATCTTCCAGTTTGCCGCCGATATCGCCTGACGAGTCCAATGTCCCGGCATGAGGCGTCTGATCAATCAACGCCGCACAGTTGCGGTCGAAGTACGCCCCCGATCCGGTGTAAGGACCGAACCAGCAGTCATGGCGATCCGAGTAGATGATGATGTGGTTCATCTCTGTCTGACCGGTGCCATAGGGCACCCAGAACCAGGCTTCTGCCTCGGCTGGATAGTACAGCGAGAAACTCTCCACCAGACGTGAGTCGTTGAGATGGGGCCAGTATCCCAGATCGAGCGCGAAGGACTTCTTCTCTACGTCATCCCCACCATCCCACTCGTAGATACCGTCCTCGCGGACCATCAACTGGCGATCTCCAGGCAGCACCACCACCGCCCTGCCATGAAGCGCGGCCCGAGAGGTGCGCTGCTGCTGCTGGTAGGGAATCTGTGAGTTGCCCGTGGGCACCATGGTGAAGATGCCGCCACTGGTATGCACCGACAGGGCGTTGCGCGTTGACACCAGGGCCGTAATACGATGACCGAACTGGTAGAATGAGGTCGCCCCCACCGTATCGATATCGGCAGTATCGCTGAACCACAGCCGGTCATAGTCGGTGCCCGTGCTGCCCCACCAGACCCGGTTGTCCCAGTGCGCCACATGATCCGCTCGGTCGAAGCGAGAGTCTACATCCACCACCGCAGCATTGCCGCTGCCAGTCCACTTGAAGGGGACATCATAGCCGTTGGTGGCAAAGAGGGTACCGCTGCCCTCGTCTGCCGCCCACTCGAAAGTATAGTCATCGCCAGCGGTGACGGTGACGCTGCCGGTGATGGGTGACCAGCCAGATGCGTATTTGTAAATGGCCGTGCCAGCAACGATGACCACATACTCGGTTGATGGCGGCACGGTGAACTGGGCGCACATGGTCAGTGTCGGGTCCAGGGAGATGTTGGCCGCCGACTTGTACGAAGCCGTGCCCAGGCGCTTCTCTACGGCACCGGCCGCCTGTATTCGAGTATTCTCCATAGCGGAAATCTCCTCGACTGCCACATCCTCTTCAGGCCGCGAGTACCACACGCCGCCCGTCCATGGACCGTACTGAATATCACCGGCACGTATCGCCATCAGCTTGCCGCCGAAAGACTGCTATCAGCCGGCACATAATTGAACCGGCCTGAGAGATCTCCTACTTCCGCTCTACGCCAGACCCGATTGCCGTAGATCGTACGGTTGGTTTCCTTGCCGTTATCAATCGCCTCGTTGTACTCAAAGCGATTCTCCCCGGCGGCCTCAGAGTCGCCCTTCTCCTGCAGATACATCTCGGTCGCACCAAAGATCACCGCCGGCTGCAAGATCTCCGGCAACCACCTGTCCAGTTCTGTAGAGTCGTTGCCTGAAGTCCAGTCCACAATAAAGCCACGATAGCGGTAGCGGATGACATCGCCCGGTGTGCTGTGATAGGGCCACATACGAACCCGGATCTTGCCCGACAGCGCGTCTACCCCATCAGCCGCCCATATCCTCGCATTGGTCTCATTGTTTCTATCTGGGTCTTCTGCGTCGATCATGTCAAGGCCGGCACCAGAGATGGTACGGCTGTTGGTTTCATCGATAAACGAATGCGGCACCAGCACGTCTGCGTCGAGGGCGTAGGTCTGGGTGACGGCGATAGACACATATGCAGCCGTGGCACTGCCGTTGGTCAGTGCCGTGTCTGACGTGGTAAACGTGCCAACGATGGTGTGTACCAGCAGGGCCGTAGGGTAGTTGGTAGGATCATAATCGTCATCTATTTTTGCCGTGGCCCCGGAACTGTTGCCGGTAATCGTGTTTCCTGCAGCAAAAGTCCCACTGATGCTCGATACCGTGATGGTCTTGGTCGTATTGAACGTGGTGGTCTTATGCAGCCACCACCACTTGCCACCAATCTCTCCTGACACCCGCTTCGCTGCCATGTTGAGATACAGCCGAGCCTGATCCTTGTACGTCGTATTGGTGGTCAACAGGCCGACGCGGTTCAGTGTCATGGTAATGGCTTGTGCAAGCGTCATGCTGCCTCAGATCAGATTTGCCCAGGCACCGTTCTCATAGCCCTGGAACTTGTTGTCTGTCTCGTTGTACACCACCATGCCGTTGACTGCCGTGAGCGCATTGCGCTCGGTGGTGGTCAGCGACGTACACTGCAGGAACCCTGTAGGTGAGTCCACCTTCAGTGAATTGCATTCGACATGACCGAAAACGCCCAGTTCACCAAAGGACACAGCCTGGTTCTGTTGCCCTGCAACAACAGGGTCAGACTGGCTCTGCCGTTTGCGAGGCTCAGTCAGGCGCGGCTCACGGAGCTGGGTCATTCAACGGCCAGATCAGCCAGGGCCTCTGGATCGAGAGTCATATTCGATTCTGCCGGTGTTGACACCGGATCAACGCCGGTCTGCATCTGATCCACGTCACGGCCCGTGAGAGTCGTCATGGCACCGGTAGCGTTCTGATTGACGCGCCAGCTTTCAGAAACTTTTTCCTTGGCCGCTTCGTAGCCAATAGCCATGGCCATGGCTTCTGACGGTTCTGGCGTCCAGTCATCCGGGTGCAGAGCCTCACCGACAGTGAAGGCGATGCGCTTGGCATCAGCGTTGTTCTGCGGGGTGCTTTTACGCGTGATTGTGCCTGAAGCGCCCAGTGCCTGGCGCAGTTGTGTCTTCACATGATCAGGAGCATCCTTCAGCACGGCAACCAACGCGTCAAGATCCAACTTCTGCTCTGCTGCCATTTCAGTTCTCCTTGAATAAATATTTTCGGGATGGGGCGAACCCCACCCCGAAAATCTGGTTTAGTCACCCAATCCGGTAATCATGATTGGGCAGGGCTTTTCTGTAGCAGCAGCTCCTACTGCATGGCCGATGACAAGTTCATCAACACCGGCGTCACTAATTTGAATAGAGCCAGCCGTTGAATCAGAAACAGCCACCATGACGCCTAATGTAACAGCAGCACCAGCATCATTAAGTGCATAGGCCACGCCCCCCGTTTGCAACCAGAAATAATAACCACTGGTAGCAGCCCTCGGTGCAATGCCAACAACACGGTCATAAGAGCCATCAATGACCGTAGCCGTAATAACACTGGCATACGGATTGGGCGTAATCTGGTAATCATCACTGGTAGCAAAAGCAGTGACAATACCGTCGTACAACTGAAACGTGACCACGTTGGACACAGCAGCCGTATTCGACTTAATACGATATTGCTCCAGATTCGTGATGTTACCAAGATAAGCGCCAGAATAAAGGTTCGCCGTGGCGCTACTCAACGTAGAATCCGACAACGTAATAGTCGTAGCTCCAGCACTGGCAGCGGTAAAAGTGCCATTCGTGTCTGCGGCTATAATTTGAACATTGTCGGTAGAAACGACCTTGCCCGCAGTTATTGCTGCCGAAGACTTTGAATACCGAAAAACACGGCCATCGTCGAACTCAAGTTTAGCACCAAGCGGACCACGCTGAGAAGAGGATTCTTCATAAACCCCCTGAGAAATACCCGTGATCCCGCCTGGGCCTGTGCTTCCGTTATTGGTGCTTCCTCCACCAAAACCCCAATTAGTAGACATTGGTACAATTCCTTTCCCCTATGGGCAGGGTGTGAACCCCCATTGGCTTGGGGGCAAGGGTTTATGCCAGGTCGTACAAGAGACCCTGACGACGACGATTATTGGTGACCAACTGGCCACCAAATACCACGAACGCAGCACGGGCAAGCTGGTTGCTCGGACGCTGGAACGGGGTCTTCGAGAAGTTGCGGCCAGCCTGCACCTTCAACTTCAGATACTTGGTGTTGAGGAAATACATACTGTCAGTGACACAATCCCGATCAGCAATCAGCGGTGCGCCACGGAACGTGACATCGCCAGTGACACCAAGATCTGCCTTCCCCGCGCCAGTAAAGCGGGTATGGCCTGTGCCTTCAAACACGGCCTCGTAGTTCCCGTAATGGGTATGCGAAGCAACGAGAAGGGTGGGTTTGTCATTGCCCTCAGAAACCGCATTCCACATCTGGCCCATGGCCAGAATGCCGGTGTACTGATCACCGATCTTGGTCAGGAAATTGGTATACGTGGCCAGCATTTCACCCGTACCAGCAGTGAAATCGCCACGCTTGTTGTCCCACCACGTATTGGAGGTCTGCGAAATGCCACCCAGCGTTGTGCCGGTTGACTCTGCACAAATGTCCTGCAGGCCAAGCATCGACTTACCGGACTGGGCGAGGTGGATCGAAGCGTTGATCGTATCAAACGACTTGGTCATGGCCTGCTTGGCCTTGGCCGTAATCAGTTTGACCGATCCAGACTTACGGGACTCGTCGTCTTCAGTGTCAGAAATAACCACTGGGACGGCGTTGTAGCGGAACTGATAGAACGCGGCTGTGATGCCGTCGTTCGCGTTGGTGGACAATACGTCGTAACCGTCGAACCACTCGGACGATCCAAGACCGTACATCAGATCTTCCTGGATCTCCTTGCCACCGGTTTCAACTTCCATGACACCCGAACGCTTGAGACGATCTGTCGTCGGATAGCTGTCGGAGATGTTATCCGTCAGCCGCTTCCGATGCGACCGCATCGTCAATGTCCAAGCCGCGTCCCAGGTTTCACTGGTGGTTGCAGCAGCCATAATTGGAACCCCTGTCTATGGGAGCAATCGCTCCCTTTGTTGGCGTTGTAGAGCTACGCCTTCAAACCCAGTGCTTCCAGCTTTGAGGCAAGCTCTGCTTCGGATAAAGCACCCGAGCCATTATCAGCAGCAACAGAGGGAGTAGACGAGGCATTACCAGCAGCGTTGCGCCGGACGCGCTTCTGGCCAGCCTGTAATTGAGCAGACTTCTGGCCAGAAATTCCGGTGAGCAACTCGTACGCTTCAGCAGGCGTGTAGTTCTTTCTCGTCGCCGGATTCGGCACAGCGGTCAGGGCGTTTACCTGCGCCTGATACTGGTCGATATCCGGGTATTGCCGACGAGCGTCCTGTGCAGCGGTGTTCTGTGCCTGCGTGGATTGCTGGACAATATGCACAGCAAGCTGGCGAACCGCGTTCGTCAACTGCTCTACCTGTTGTCCCTGCGTTTCCACTCTCTGACCCACGTCGGTCTTAACGACCTCGCGCATAATATCGAGGGCACCTTGCTCGTCGGGGCCGAGTCGGGCACGAACTGCTGCGAAAGGATCTTCCTCCGGGGAGGTAGCATCCACACGCGCACTCAGATCGTTCTGCTGGTTCTGCAACGTCGCCATCTGCAAGCGTTGCTGCAGAGTCTCGTTCTGCCGTCGCTGAGCGGCCACTTCCTGGCTCTTCTGGGTATAGGAACCCTTCAGTTGCCGGGCCATTGGCCTTAATGCTTCGGGAATAGACTCCAGGTCAGCATCGATGTCGATGCTTGCTGGTCGGTCTGGTGCGCCCGCTGTGGTCGCTCTTCCTGCAGAAGTAGAATCCGATGAAACAGAGCCTTCAATGGTCGGTGCTTCGCTCGGGGACTCAAGGTCGGCCCCCAGATCGATCACTTCACTGTCGGCTGTTTCTTCGGTCGTTCCACTATCTTCAGAAGAGTCCATTTGGACGGCTTCAGTCATCTTATTCTGTCCTTATTCGCCGTGCGGGTCACCGACCCAGTTTGGCAATGTGGAGGAAGGTCCGGGATCAGATTTCTGATAGCACCTGGAACCGCCCGTAGGATCAGACGATTCCTGCACATCCAGTTCCCTCATCAGGCGCTGCTTGTGGCCGTAACTCTCGACCACAACGCCCAGACCCGGCTCGAACTTCCCATACATGGACGAATGCGTCGCATGGATGAAGTTCTGTTTGGGGTGGGCAAACACCCTGTTGGCCTCGCTGCCGCACTCAACGCACGGCCGGCAAGGCGTGACCTCGCTCCTTAATGAAAAGTAAACATCAACTTCCACGAAACCGCAAGTAGAACATTTGTAGTCCTCCATTCGAGGCATGTCAGATACCCTTCGTTATGCGGGACAGGAGCCGCAGGCTCACGTCCTTCTGATGGTCACATCGATAGTCCCTGTCAACCATCACCTTGTATCCCGCCTCAGTGACGCGCTCACAGAAGTGGAAGTCCTCTCCCTTGCCGTCACGCATCTCAAATCGAGGCTCTTGGATCGCCTCGACCAGCTCTTTTTGCAGCACCATACAGCCACAGCCCACGGCATCGACGTTGAACAGGCGCTCTTTGGGCCAGCGCCGCTGGGGGATCGGCGCGTAGTTCTTGTCTGGCATTCTGAACCAGGTGTCCCAGACCAGTCCCTCCATCGTCAGATGCTGGTAGATGCCGTTGAGACAGGGAAATTCGTCGGCATGCTCCAGCAAATTCAGGTTCTTCGGCGGTACCGTATCCGCATCGACCATCCACAGGTGGGTACAGTCGCTGTGCAGAAATTGTTGGCATATCTGGTTCCTGTTCTCGACCACGCCCCAGCAGGAGCAGTGGATGTCAATGTCCGCATCAGGCATTTCTCTGGCAAACCACACCAGCCAGCGCGTCAATTCCCTGTCAATACCGTCGGCAGTGGGAATTCGCAGAAATACCTTCAAATCTCTCTCATTCAGTTCTGATTCCTGTCAACCACAGCACCGGGCTGTGAGATTCTCTGGGCGTTCGAGCGTACGGCCGAGTTGACCGAGCCGACGGTCTGCTGCACCTGGCTCAAGGGCGAACCAGTGCCCCGGCCGTCGCCACCGATACCCTCAATCTTGCCAGTGGGCTGGGTCTGACCGCCACCCCCTCCGGCCTGGGCCTGGAAGGCTTCCTGATGCTCCTGCAGATGCTGCTGTATGGTTTGCATAATCTGCTGGGCCAGCATCTGGTTGGCCTGGGCCAACTGCTGGAACTTCGGATCTTCCGGCAGTTTCTTATGCACTTCAGCGTGGGTTGTATGCTGCTCACCCGGATGCACCCTCACCTGCTGGCCGCTCATCAGCAGCAGATTCTCATACTGAGCAGCCCGCTGGGCGTCGATTCGGGCCGCATCCCCGATGAACTTCTCCATATTCGGCACCCGGAAGCTCTGCAGCACATGGCGCAGAACTTCGTTCCGGGGCACCTGCGGGAACTGCATGAGCCAGGTTGCCAGCGCGAGGGCATCTTCCTTCTCGATTTCCTCAAACATCGGCTTCATCGACGCCGCCTCGACCTCGACGGTGAAACGGGCTGCCATCATATCGCCCCGCACCGCCTCGAACACCGGGTCGTTCTCTGACTCTGCGACGTTGATCAGGAAGGCTTTCGGCTCATAGCGCACATCGCTGATGATCCTGGCGTAGTTGTAGGCCAGTTCCTTGTACACCTGGGCCACCTTGCCCTGCATCCAGTCGCGGTTCAACTGGCCGAACGAGGCTTCCAGTGCCGCCTGCGTGGCGGTGCGCCGGGGACCGCCACCGGAGGTCAGCGACGAGACATTGAGGATCTGCTCCTGGTAGTTGCGATAGTCCGACTCCAGGCCCAGTTGATCGGCCGGGGGCGTGGCCTGCGTCATCTCTGAGAAGGAGTTGTGTACGTCGTCCACCCAGATGATCTTGCCGTCCTGGGCCTTGTCGATATCGTCACCGATATCCGGATTGTTGGCCTGCTCTCCCTTGCGGCCCAGGATCGTACGCGAGTTGCGCTTGATGCCGTCGGCCCGCCGGGTCAGCGACTCGACAATGCCGGCCTGGGTGTCTTCGGCGTAAGCCATGACCGGCAGGCCGTAGAACTCTTCCGGGGTATTGTCGTAGGTCAGAGACGTATAGGGCGTTCCGTTCATCACCAGGAAGCCACCCTTGGGGGTGAAATCGTCGGTGGCGACCATCTCGCCGGTAAGCGGGTCCGGTGCCATGCGGGTTTCCCCGGCAAGGAACGGATGATCGATCTCCAGCACCGGCTTCTTGACGCCCTGTGCGAAGATGTACTGTTTTTTGTGAATACGGTCATGCACCTCGCGGAACAGCACATACTCTCCGAGAGTGCGTGAGTCTTCCTGGGCCTTGCGCTCAACGTCCTCGCCCTCCTGATCCGACTCCCAGTCTCCGAGCATGAGATCTTCCCGGTCGTCGGCGGTCAGGGGCTTGATATCGCCCTTATGCTGCAGGCGGTCGTCGGCTTTTACGAACTCCATCGGCACCAGCATTTTCTCATAACAGTAGCGTTGGTGACCGAACACATGGTTGGGCGTGACGATATCGCCAAAGAAGTTGAACGGGGACACGCGCAGGGTAGCGACCATGCCGTTCTGCAACGTATCGTTGGCCACATACGGCGGCATCAGATCTTCATCGCCGCGAGGGTTGACCACGGTCTTGAGGATGCCACGGTAGGCGAACAGGGCATCGAACACCATCTGCTGCACATGCGCCTTGGCGTCGGACAACTCCAGCGCGTTGTTGATGGTGCGCTGCATGATTTCCGCTTGAAAAGCCTTCTGCGGGGCTGATACACGAAAGAAGATGCGCGGGTTCTGGAAGACGATGGAGGCAATGATCTGTCGGGCCAGCGGATAGAACTGCGAGATCTTGCGGGTCTTGCTGGAATCGAGCGACACCACGTCGTCAAAGTCGAGCCGGTACTGTCGATGCAGCCGACGCCAGCGACGGTGATGCTCCTCCATGAACTTTTCCGTATTGATGAACGTGTTTTGCCAGAAATCTATTTTATCCTGGATCATGCTATGCGCCTTTGCTTGGCGACCGGCAGCTGGTCGAGGACGTTGCTGCCAAAGAACGGGTTGGCATTCTGACTGGGCATGGCGCGAGATGGCTGATACAGGTGCATCACCGCGTAACGCAACTCGTCGGCGGCGTGGTCTTCGGTATGGGTGTCGAGGTCTTCGGGGTTGCTCTTGGAGCGGGGCAGTGAGGGTATCGTGCGGCAGAGATTGTCGTTCCAGCCGTCGAAGCAATGCAACTTGCGCTGGGCCAGCATGTCGTTGATGACCCGCCAGCCGGTGACGCGGTCGTTGTTGGCCTTGGTCAGGGAAAGGCCCTGCTGCAGAAACACGTCGGCCGGCGACTGGTTGACCACTTCCGACAATCTCCGCTTGACCCACATGGAGGGATCGGCAAAGATCTGCTGGGGTCGGCGGCCGTTGGTATGCGGGTTGGCCGCGATCATCCGGTCAATCTCATAGGCATGTGTGGAGGCGGTGGCGCCGGCCTGGTAGTATTCGCAGAGCCGGTAGACATGGCTGTCGTAATCGATGGTGTAAAGACCAAATGACGTAGGCGAAGATTCGCCATAGTCCAGGCCCCCGAACAGGGGCCAATGCTCTGGAATTTCAAATGAGGGGATGACACAGTATCTGGAATTCCAGTTGGTGAAGTAAGCTCCGAGGGAGACAGACCAGTCACCTTCCAGCCAGGCCCGTACCAGCTCGGGATCGCCAACGGACTGCAGCCTCTTGATATAGAGCGGGTCCGCATCGAGCAGGATCTTGTTGTCGGTGACAAGCGACTTGATCCACATGCGGGGAATGGCCGACTTGTCGTCCTGGATGATCGTTTCCGGTGCGCCGGCATCGATGAAGTATTCCTTGACCGCCTGATGGCCGACGCCGCCGGGGTTGCCGGTGGCACGGACCCGCAGGTTATCGATCTTGGCCGTTGAGCGCAGGCAAGCCTTGAGTTTATTGTAGCCCCCGAGGTTGGGCCAGTTGCACAACTCATCGAAGGCGATGTAGGTGTACTGGTGCCCCATGTAGTTGTCGGCATCGGCCTCGCTCTCCAGGTGACGCAGTCGGAGGGTGACGGTGCCGGTGGCATGGGGGATACGAAACTCATGGACACCTACCTTGTATTCAGTTCCCGGAAAAGCGGGGTAGAGAACCTTCTTGCCCTCTTCCACGACTTCGTCCAGTTCAGGGAACGACCGGCGCAGGATGATACCGCGCCATACCGATCCGTACTTCTGCACATCCGAGGCGAAATCTCCCATGAGAAAGGAGGTTTTGCCGCCGCCCCGAGCGCCGCCAAAGAAAAGTTCCGGCACGAAGGAAGCCCGGATGGCTTTCTCCTGCGGTCCCGGCTGCGGCTGCCAGAGAGTCGGGGCAACCGCCTCTTCCAGCTCAACTATTGACAATCGCCACCAGGCAGTCCTCGATGATCTTGTTCTCTCCTGCCTTGAGCCAGATAATCACTTCCCCGTCAGATCCCACCGAAGGCGTTGCTGCACCGAGGGTATCCAGCGCCTTCTGGGCCAGTTCCTTCTTGGAGGGCTTTGGCGGTTCCGGCGGTACGGGTGCCGTCGCTGCCAACACCGTTTTGGCCGGTACGGCCTCCTTTTTCATCACTTTTCTGGTTGCTTTCTTCGCTTTAGCCAATCGGAGCCTCTTTTCGGGTCAGATCCATGGCTTCATCCTCCTGGACTGAGCGCATGGCGTTTATCAGTCGCTGCCGTTCCTTTTCCGCAGCCTCGTCGTCCTTCTGCTCCCAGGATTTGGCCTTTTCGGCTCGTTCCTGGAAGCCGTTGGGCAGAACGGGCCGGCCGAACTGGTCAATTGTCCACAGTGGGATGCCATCTTCCGTTTCCTGCGTGGCCGGCCCCATTTTCCGCGTATTGAGAGTCTCGATGCGGGGGATTTCGGGTTCTGCCGGGAGAATCGCCTCGGTTTCGATCTTGGGTGCTTCTCCGACGGCCTTGTACATCTCCGTATTCTGGGAAATCCACTCTTCGTAGGACGAAGCGCGGGGCGGGAGGTTGACACCGACGGCACCGGAGACATGATGCTCGATGACCTGCTTGTCATCACCCACTTCCTGACGTATAGCCATCAGAACTTTCAGTTTCATGGCCTTGTCGCGTTCCTGCAGATCTTCATAGATGGCTTGCAGGGCTTTGACCCGCTCTTTGCGGTCGGCCAGGGGGACATCATCGAAGTTCGCTCTGTATAATCGTACCTGACGATCAAACTCCGAGCGGAAATAGTCCAGTTTGCGCCAGCGGCTGACGGTAACCGGCTGGCAGCCGACAAGCTGGGCAATCTTCTTGGTCATATCCGTCTTGGCATGACGATCCAGCACCAGGTAATGGATGGCCTGCATCTGCTGGTCGGTGCATCTGGATCTGGGAGCTTGTCTGGGCATCTTAACAGAGTTTCCGTTTATAGATCTTCCCATGGAGATCCGTATGGAGCCGTATTTCGGTTATACGGTTGTTGATTATACGGTGGTCCACTACGATCCTCTATGATTGGAAAATCATATCGACCATGTAAACCAGGGTCTTGCCATTGAGAATGTCTGGGCCATTCGAGCCTATACCATTCCCCAAAGTCGCCAGCAGGCCATCGGGTAGTACCCCAGTTTTGATTTTTCTCATAGGCAGGAAGTTCTTCCCAAACCTCCCATGCTGCTTGAATATCCGGCTGCCCTTCTCCTCCCAGACCGAAAGCCTTTTCACTATACGGGTCTTCTACATAGGTGGGGCCTTGCTGCAGGCCGGAGGCACCAGGAATGCCGCCCCAGTAAGCATCCATCTCACCTGTCGGGCGAGGCTTAAGTTGGGCAAGGTATTCATCCCATTCCTGCTCCCCTTCAGCCTCCTGTTCAAGTCGTAAGCGATTCCGCATTTCCGCTTGTGCCATCATCAGAATAGATTCTAAAGATCCATAAAAAAGCCTATCTCCGTATATCTCCCGAAGCAATTCCTTAGCCTCATCACTAATCGGCAGATCATTAATTTGCCACCCCTCTTTCATATCCCGCTTATTAGTCCGCGCCTGAACGTAGTCGTCATGCTCTCTCTGTCTTCTCTCCTCAAGACTCATAACGGGAGGGCTCTCCGGATCATACGTTGGATAAACGCCAGCCCCCTTCGCTGCTGGCTGCACCACCTCCTCACCCAATAAATCAGCTTCCAGATCCTGACCCAACTCCACCTCGTCCACTGGCCCCGTTACGGACTTATATCTTGGTCCGTCAACATTTGCCGCCATCCAGGCGCGGGCTTCCACCAGTAATTCCGGTGGAAGCTGGGAGATCTGAGCTTCCGTCAGAACTGGACCCTCACCCACCTTCATCGCATGGTAGGCGTCTACCAGCGGCAGTCCCCCTACCAGTTCAGTACCATCCGGAGCAATCACCGGGGGCGGTTCGGTGCCTACCAGATCAACTTCCAGATCCTGACCTAACTCTGGCTCTTCAACAGGGGAAACAACCGGTTCTTCGAGAGGTGGTTCTTCCTCAAGATCCTGACCCAACTCAATATCCTCATACTCATATATCCTTTCTCCAGGACCCTGATCCTCATCAGGTTCAGCCGACACGTAGCCTTCACTTAAAATATCACGTTCTCTCTGTGTAAGTTCCGGAGGCAGTTCTCCCTCAAGCTCCTGACCTAACTCCGGACCAGGATCAACCACCGCTGGCAAGGGATCGGGTTCAGGGAAGGGAGGGGGTTCAGGATCTATTACCGGTTCAGGTGGGGGTGCCAGGCCGACCGTGGCCTCACGTTCGGCCCTGGCCATAGACTTATCGACCTCGCCCAGCACATTTCCCATCCCATCCCGATAGACCCAGGAACGGCCATTGTCAAGACGATCTACGGTACCGGTGTTTACGCCATCTTCCCAGCCGTATATATCGTCCGGGCCGGTATAGCTTCCCGACGCACCCGAGGTACCCTCTCTCTCGGTAAGTCCCGAATCAGCCGGAAAAGCCCCGGCGGTGTTTGCCCCGATAGCGGCAAGGGAGAAATCTGGCGACGTGACTGCCGGCGTGGGCGCGGCAGTTGACCCGATCGTTGACTGGAACACACGATTGGACATCTCCGAATCCTGACCGACGCGACCGAGACTGGACAGGGTGCCGGAAGCCTGGGGGGCAGGCGTTACCGTCCGCGGGGGTACATATGTCGTTGACCGGATTGTTTTAGCATCATAAGAGTTATACTCGTCCGGATTAAAATCCGCAGGATCAAGATCCCCACGCGCAAACCCCATCTGCTGGGCGCCAGTCAAACTCCTTTTACGAGCCATTATGGAATACCCCTCGTAATGAATTCAGTCATGGGGCTATCGCGGGTTGATTATACCTGTATCCAGTATCTGAATGCTGACGCTTCCAGGATCTTCTACTGTGTTCCTATAAAAGATTGCATCAAACCCATCGTTCTTCAGCCTTTGTATCTCGTCAGGGAAGGCGTTAATAGACGCAAGTTCTGTCTCGCTAATTGGGTTCTCTGGTGTGCCATATGACTTCTTAGATGTGGCGTTGATAGGAAAAAACTGCTGACCTCCAGGACGGCCCTGCCTATGGGAGGAAGGTCTGATGTACTCTACCCTCATGCGAGCCGCATCCGGTGTACCTGCATGAAGACCTCCAAAGCTCTTAGGTGCCTTATCAGGTACCCCTCCCTTAAATGTGCCGTGTACGCCTTCAAAGGGCACGTTTGTACCTACGGCCACATCTCTACCAAAGGATGATATAGTGGTTGTCGCGCCTCTCGGAATTTTCTTAGCCAGACGCCGCGCAGCCTTTCCCAGGGGTTTCGCTGTCCCCCCAATATCAAACGGCATCTCCTGACCACGGAACAACCGATCCAAGTACGGGAGATCTTCCGGCGACATCAGTTGCGCCTGAGAGGACACAGGGCCGGGTTGCGGCGGGGCAGCAGGCATCCGCGTAGGAGCAGCACCGCCACTGGTAGACTCAATCAAAGCCTGGACAATCCGATTGGCCATCTGTGGATCTTGGCCGATACGGCCAAGACTTTGCAAGGTACCTGCCAAATTCCATTCCCCTTATAAAAAAGAAGGAACTGCCGGCTTGCTCCCCACAAGTGACCGGCAATCCCCTCTATACCAAACGAAAGATCAGACAATCGGCCGCTCTCCCCAGAACGTTTTTCCACCGAGGTATAATCCTTCGTTCTGAACGATAGTCACCCCACCAACTTAAGGCAACCCCTTTTCCTCCAACGCCTTGACCCGAGACGACAATGAAGGCCGGTCAAGACTTTCCTCCATCAACCGACAAATCCAGGCTGATAGAGATATACCGTCCGTCCTGGCCTGCTCGGTAGCCACCTGCTTCAACTCCAGATCGCACAAGATATGAATCTGTTCAGCCATAAAGCCCAATCCTCCTTACTCCCATTCTACATAATCCTCTACAGTATAGCAACCCGTTCCCCAATATCCCTTCCTTTCCCAAACCCAATTGCATACCTTGCCGAATACAACCAACCCCCATACCCCGATTGGAGAACACCATGCCCAAAGTCGGCAGCAGACACTATGCCTATACCAAAAAAGGCCAGGCCCAGGCCAAAGCCGCAGCCAGGAAGTCCGGTAAGAAAGTCACCCGAAGGAAACCCAAGAAGAAGTAACCCCCCAATTAACCGGGTCAGACTGGACATTAACCGGGTCACACTGGCCTATACAGCCCCCCATAGGCCCCATTCTACATAGGCCATACAGGGTGATTGTATTTGGACTGATATATTAACCCTGGCCTTTTAACCTTCGTGATCGGTTTCACCTCTTGGCCAATTGAATCAATCGATTCAATCGTCCCATTTGGCCTATGGCCATAGGCCAAACCATAGGCCAAATGACCTATTGACCTATGGCCATTGGTTGCCGATTAGTCCTATGGCCATTGGGTACCCATAGCCATCAACCATCCCATCCGTTCCTATCGTCCTATGGGTTCCTCTCTTCCTGTGTTTCCAGGCCTTTAGAGGGTCAATGTTGCGCTTTCTTACATATAGGACTATTATATAAGGGCAACCCACCAACCAGGAAGGAGGAACCTATGCCGGCGAAGGTAGCTTGCCATGGAAACTTGAACAGACACTGTCTAAGCCTTAAGGCAGGCTCGGAGCCCATGCGACATATCCGGGACAGTGTCGTAGTCTTGCGCTGTGCAAGCTTCAGGGTACAACCCAAAGGGCATGAACGTATTGTGTCCCTGGGACGACGTAACGTCGTGGCGCGTATCTATGGCGAGCTTGAGAGTGTCACGGCTGTCGATGGCGACGCCTTCAACACCGACGGCAACTATCGACGGGTAAGCTATAACCCGGCGAGCGTCGCCAAAGGGCAGGGTGAGACTCCCCACCCGGAGCGTCCCTTCTTTTATACGGTAGACGACGGTAAGCCTATAAGGTCTGCAGATACCGTCTACCTTGTCACACACTCCACCATACCCACACGCACATCCACAAGCGCTTACATCGCCACATAACCATAGGAGAGAAGCTTTGACCATACATAAGAACATATCGCGCTCGGAGATGGCCACACGGTTGCGACGGCTCCGGAGCGATGGCGCTCATTTTCAGTACTCAGTCAATACTACCGGCCGACGTAACTTGTCAACGCAAGTCGGCAGGGGGAGCCGTTTCTTCTACGTCAAGCCATAAGCGCCACAAGCAACCGCACAGACAAAGAGCCGCCCTACCGGATAGGTAGGGCGGCTCTTTTTGCGTTAGGCTTGTCAGGCGGTGTCTATGGACGTTTCCTTATCGATACGGAGTATATCACAATTGCGACTATCAACACCAAGTCTATGGCGATTTCTGACAACATAGGTCAAGCTGCCTTTCGCCGATTGAATCGACCACCATGTAGCGGAATAACAATACTTTTCGCTCCTATACTCGACCCACTACAAAGGCGACAGTCGGCACATTGGACCTTATGGCGACCAATATGTGGGCATACGATTTCATTAGCCGATATAGGGCTATCGATATGCTCTATCGTACGATACGCTCGCCATCCCTTTTCGTTGGCGAGTTTAACGTCGGCCGGCGTCTCGCAGCTGGCCATAAGGTATTGCGAGTATTCTACTGGCAAGGTTCGCCATTGATGCGAGTATCCTGTGAATTTACGCGACGGGGCGCCAGGTTGTCCCGCAGTCCAGGATTTCAAGACGGACAAAGGGAGGAACCCGGGATCACCATAAGCACCTAACCGAATCGGTTTACCCGGCCGGATATCGGCCGGATCGATATCGGGTATGCGTTGACCTTTCACGGATCGATAGACTTGTGTCGGCATTTGTCCCACAAGTACATAGCAATCGTTGTTTCCGCCATTTTCCGTAGATGAGTACAGACAGCCGCCACAGTTATGACGGTCAAGACCTTTCCGCAAAGCTTCCAAGGGCTCCACCTTGCGAACCAATATGCTCAGCTGCAGCATGTCCCCCGTCTTAGGATTCGCTGACCGGCGCGTAACGCCAGTAACAGCCGCCACTATCGTACTCGTACGATAGATAGGTATGGAATTCTTCATTTTCCACACCGTATCGGCATAAGTACGACGGTAGGCTGGCCGTCTCGGTCCCTGCCCACAATACCCGATGTGGCGTCTGCGGCTCTCCAGCTATGAACCTTACCCACCTTGCCGGCCAGTACGAATCGGCTGGCGTCTACGTACACACAGAGAAAACGGCCGGTATCATGTAACATAGTAACGGGCCGGCCGTCTTTCCCCGGATCGGCCGATCCTGTTTCGGTTACCAGGCTTGTGGCGTTATCGACATTGTCCAGCCAGATACGGCGCGCACTTTCCCAAGTTACGCTCCTATCTTCCTGGCGTCGTCTCAATAGACGCCCAACGTCTCCCTTGTTAATCCGTGAACCGTCAAAAATCATTAGGCCGTCGGTAGGATATTGGTGCGTGCGGTCATTTTCTGCAGGTACCGACGGCTGCTTTCCGTTAAACTCCGTATAAATTTGTATTGCGCCTTTCCATGCATGGCGCAAAGCTCCGAACTTAACCGGGGCCGGATCGAGTAGTTGCATCAGAATTCTCCCCTCGCTTCCGCTTCCAACCATGGAAGGTCATCGTTGTCAAGCGCCATATCGGCACCTTCCTCCGGGGTTACTCCATCATTCCAATTGTCCCATATAGCAAAGTCGGCAAGGTCGTGAACAGATATTCCTATTCTTCTGCCAATAATCGCATCTACTTCCGCAAGCCACTGTTTCAACGTACGGCCTTCGATTCTTTCTGCAGGCATAGCACAAGCTCCGATAGTGTAGGGTGATGGGTTATAGTTCAATATAGGGGCACAATAGGCACCCCGTCAATCAATATTTGTCCGGCCGGACAAATAAACCGGCCGGCCCTTTCCGGCCCATCTTTCCAGCTGGCAGACGACCACCCGACCCACCCGACCAGGCCGGCCGGCCCGACCTAAGTCCCTGTAGGTATTGAGTTTGGATTGCGATTGAGATTGAATTGGAATTGGAATTGGATTAGGATCGAGATTGGATTGGAATTGGATTGAGATTGGATTGCGATTGGAATTGGATTCAGATTCTTCTTGACATCGCAATATGATGGGGACTATATTACACCAGCAGTTCACGCACAACCAAGGGGGATATTGAGATGGATCTTTTTGCTGGCTCGGCCCTGAAACTGGAGTGTATTGATCGGCTCATAGTAGACACTGCGGTCTATGTCATCTACGACGACGGTGCCTACCGCCATGTGATCTACGCCGACGACTGGGACAGGCCCCTCAGTGACGATGAGCAGGAGTTACTCGACGACGACGACCTCGACGCGGCGTACACGCAGTGGTGCCGATCCTCGGGCGGCGTTGACGACGACGAGGCCCTGAAGGTGGCAGCGGTGGCAGGATTGGACTACATCCACAGCACTACGGGCACATGTTCCTGTCTGGAGGTGTCCCCGGTGCAGGCGACGATGGAGAGTATCGAGATCGGAGACAGGCCATGACCTATCGTATTTGGTGCGAGAGCAACGGGGTCCGTTTCGGCTACCGTTGCGGATGGATGCGGGACGACGACAGTTCCACCGGCTACATGGAGTTTCCGACCATGGAGGCCGCTGCCAGCCACGCTGCCGGCATCGACACCACTCGCAGATCCGACTCGGCCTCGTACACAGCCATGGAGAGGGACTGACATTATGGGATTCTACTCGTTCAAATGCAAGAAATGCAGCAAGAGCCTGCTGCACCCCAACAAGCCTATCAATCAGTGGATGTCTCAGACATCCATGGTCTACCTCGACGGATCAGTGTTTTCGGGCCACTACGACTGTTACGGCACCGTTCATGGCGACGAGGAGTCCAGGGAGGTCAGATGGCACCCCGAGACGTACGCCTCAGTCGCCGCATCCCTCTACCACACTGCTTGTTATAACCTCTCCGGCGAACCGAAGTACTCTGGCCCGTCCGAGAGCGCCGATGACCAGGGGCACTTTTTCGCCCATGACTCCTATGACATCCCTGAACCCACCGACGCCGAGAGCCTTGCCACCGTCGTCGCCTTCCAGGTCGGAGACAAGCCATGAGCATTCAGGAGCAGTACGAGGCGGCGGGGACATTTCGGGACCGGCTCCGCGCCGGCCTGTCCACAGGAGATTCGGGTGGATCGGCTCCATCGTCAGCCGACCATGCCCTGCTGAAGGCCGCAGAAGACGCTCTGACGCGTCCCAACATCTCGCCTGACTTCCGAGCCAGACTCATCCGCGAGGCGGCTCAGATCGAGTCCTGTCGCTATTGCGGGGCAATCTACTGGCCTGCACCCATTGGATTCGGGCGCAGATGTGACTGCCCGGAGAACAAGTGAGGTTCGGCTCGTTGTTCGCTGGCATCGGCGGCTTTGACCTCGGGCTGGAGAGGGCCGGTATGGAGTGCGCGTGGCAGGTGGAGATCGATCCATGGGCACGGCGCGTACTGGCCAGGCACTGGCCCTCTGTGCCTCGCTACGAGGATGTAAAGGAAGTTGGCCATCATAACCTGGAGCCTGTCGATGTCATCTGTGGCGGGTTCCCCTGTCAGGATATATCCCATGCTGGAAAAAGAGCAGGTATCGGAGGTGAACGCTCGGGTCTTTGGGGAGAATATGCGCGAATCATTCGCGAGCTACGACCTCGATACGTCATCGTGGAGAACGTCGGCGCTCTCCTTGTTCGGGGGATCGATGTCGTACTCCGAGACTTGGCCGAGAGCGGGTATGATGCGGAATGGGACATCATATCGGCTGCAGCCGTTGGTGCCCCGCACCTCCGTGAAAGGGTCTGGATTGTGGCCTACCCCGACCACGGACAGCGCGCAGGACAGGCAGAAGAAATACGCACAGGGCGGGACGCCTCTCACTATGGCCGTGAAGATGTGGCCTACCCCCAGAGCAGCAGACTTCAAGGGAGCGATCAACCCGTCAGAGACAACGGCCCGCAGAGTGGAAACTGGCAAAGCGAACCTGCCGGAGGCAGTGGTGGAGTCGCAGAGATGGCCGACACCGCAGGCGTCCGACAACAGGGACAGGGGGAATCGACAGACACCAGCAATCAAGCGACGGATCGAGAAGGGGAAACAAGTGATGCTCTCGATGTCCGTATCGGACACCAGTGGACAGTTGAACCCGATGTTTGTCTGCTGGCTGATGGGCTATCCGAAAAACTGGACGGAGGTCGTCGAGTAAATGTTGACAAGAGATGGCTACAGGTTCCATGCCCGCAAGGCGCGGGAGAAATCCTGCGCCGATTGCGGGAGTACCGAGAGGCTCTGCGCCCACCACATCAGCGGGGATTGGACGGACAACACACCCTCGAACTTGCAGACGCTATGCAATTCCTGTCATACGTCATTGCATCACAGACAGGGAGACATCCTGAAGAAGTCAGAACCGCCGCCGTGCAAGATCTGCGGCAAGCCGTCGTATCGATCAGTGGAGGGCTTGTGCAGCACACACCGGACCAGACTCAAGAGACATGGGAGTCCCTTGCTGAAGAAGAGAAGGACTGGTGCATCGTGGCATCTCGCATGGGACCGTGGTGGACTGAGTGGACAGAGGTTCCAAGAGTTGCAAGCGGAATACCCAAGCGGGTGGACAGACTTAGAGGACTCGGCAACGCCGTAGTGCCCCAGGTGGTCGAGTGGATCGGCCACCGCATCATGGAGGTAGAAGCCTATGAGCCAGTGTGAGGACATCAAGGCCCATCTGCAAGCTGGTCACTCGTTGACGGCACTGGAGGCCCTGCAGCGTTTCGGGTGCTTCCGGCTGGCCGCCAGGATCGCTGACCTCAAAACGGAGGGGATGCACATCGACACTGTCATGGTCGCAGATGAGGACACTGGCAAGGTTTACGCTCGTTATTCCACCCCTACCTTTCGACTGGAGTTTTCCCCATGACTGTCGCCTGTATTACGCTGGATCGCGCTGAGAGTGAGGTGGTACTGGCAGCCCTGCGCCAGCCCGGCACCACCGTCTGGATGGACGAGAAGCAGGCCGCTACCCTGTCGTATCTGGAAAAGCGCCTCGACCACTATTTGCAGGATCTGGAAGCGAGGAAGAAATAACATGCCCCGGTGGAAAACAGAACTGACCCTCCACGATGCCCCTGTCACAGTCCACTACGTCCACGGTGGCCTCATGGTGATGTGTGGGAGTGAGGATGTGACCGACAATATCAGCAAACAAGACCTGTCTACTCTGCATACCATTGGCGGCGAGGTGGAGCAGGAGAATATGATCGAAGACAACGGAGTCATGGTGCCAGAGGATACCCCGTGACGGAACACGATATCATCGACCAGGCCATTAAGCAGTACAGCATCACCAAAGTGTTTGGCCTGTTCTCTGGAGGGCATGACTCTCTCTGTGCCACCCATGTCGCCTCCAGCCATCCCGCCTTCGTTTCTGCGGTGCATATCAATACCGGGATCGGGGTGCCACAAACGCGCCAGTTCGTACGAGATACGTGCAAAGAGCATGGGTGGGAACTGTTTGAATATCACCCGCCCGTTCCTTATCGGGAGATCGTCAAGGAACACGGCTTCCCCGGCCCTGGAGGTCATCTATACATGTACACGCGCCTCAAAGAGAGGTGCATTCGCCAGCTCACCAGAGAACACAAGACGCACCGCCTGGAGCATATCGGGCTGGTGTCAGGGGTGCGCTCGGAAGAATCCACGCGACGAATGAGACATGTGGACGCAATCCAGAAAGAAATCTCACGGATCTGGATTGCCCCGATCCATGCATGGGACAAGCGGCAGTGCAACGACTACATCGACAAGCACAACCTCAAGCGCAACGAGGTCGTCGATCTTATCCATATGTCGGGGGAATGTTTATGCGGCGCTTTTGCATCGCCTGGAGAGCGCGAAGAGCTGCGCTTGTGGTTTCCTGATGTAGTGAAGGAAATAGAAGAGATCGAGGCAGAGGTGGCCAAAACCGAGAAGCCTTGTGTCTGGGGTCAAAAACCGACCAGGATCGCCGGACAGCAGGAGATGGCGTTTATGCCCATGTGCGTGGGCTGCGGCAAGAGAGATGAAGACAACCACAACGAAACCACTGGAGAATTGAACCCATGACATCCCGACAACACACGATCCGCGACTCGGATCAAAGACCTGTATGCAGCGAGTGCGAAACCACCATGCTCTGCTCGAAAAACGAGGTGCGAGTGGACTGTGGTCATGGATACGTCAAGAGCGGCGATGAGTACACCTGCTCCGAATGCAATATCAGAGTCATCGTCGGATTCGGCAGTACATGGCAACCCGAGGAGGTAGCAGCATGAGGACATTGAACGTCAACGTCAAGGTGGAGGTGGAGTTTGAACTGGACGTATTCCGTACAGGATGCTCCACAGAGCCTCCAGACCCCGCCCTGTGCGAGATCTACGGGGTATGGGTGACATTGCCCTGCGGCCGGCGTCTGTTCAATCTGGGGCCGTTCCTGGACGAAGGGGAGCTGGATGACCTCAAGCAGCAGATCGTCATGGACGCTGAAGAGGGCTGGGCGGCCGACGAGGCCGACTGGCAGGCCGACAATGCCAAGGAGGGCTGGGAGGTCGAGGTCGGTGGCGGCGGGGAGGTGCGATGATGGCCAGGACTTTGCGAGATGAATTCGCCATGGCTGCTATGGCTGGAATGCATGCTGCCGACACAGACATCAGCAAGAGAGAATGTGCAACCGCTGCATACCAAATGGCCGATATCATGATGGAAGAGCGCAAGAAGCACCTGTCAGCAGAGAGAACGCATGATGATGACTGACATCGAACGAGCCCAGCAGGAGGACGACGAGTACGCGGCCTTCTGCTCTGAAACAGCCAAGCTCAACAACCGAATCCTGGCTGCCAGGCAGAAGATGGGCCTGTCGCAATCACAGATGGCCGATGCCATGGGCGTGACCACGCGGACCATCAAGAAATGGGAGGAGCCACGCCGCTATGAAGAGTTGGACAGCATCTGGCCCCCCGAGAGGGCCTGTCGTCATGCGACGTTGCTGGCCGGGATCGATATAATCTGGCATTGGGCAAGGCCATGAAGAAGCGGACAGAAGCAGAGTTGGCCAAGTGAAGATCTTTCTGGGCCATACATCAAGCCACAAGATCCTGGCTCGACTGGAAACGCTGGGGTGGGGGAGGTTCTGGTGCTATCACAACCAGTTCAACCCCTTCCCCGGCGAACAGTGGGGCCTCGACAACGGTGCCTACGCCGCCTGGCAGAACGATACGCCATGGGACGCAGCAGCCTTTATCGACAAGGCGCAACGGGCTGCCGAAATGGACGGCTGTGTGCTGGCGGTGCTGCCTGACATGGTTGGCCAAGGGGAGAGATCGCTGGACTTCTCGCTGGAATGGCTGGCCAAGCTCCCCAAATTGCCCTGGTATCTGGCCGTGCAGGACGGCATGGAACTACAGCCCCTCTGGGGTAGGTTGCTGGACAACCTGGATGGCATCGACGGGTTGTTCCTGGGTGGCACGAAACGGTTCAAGTTGACCGCGATGAACTGGCGCATGACAGCTGACATGATGGGCAAGCGACTTCACTACGCAAGATGTTCAACGCCTGCAGTGTTGCAACACGCCATGAATTGCAATGTGGATTCAGTGGATTCCAGTTTCCCGCTATGGACAAAGGAACGTCTGGCCATCTTTGAGAAGGTGATCTCAGGCGAGGCACCGCAGATGCAGTTGGCAGAAGAGTGGGGCTATCGTAACGATCCGTCGTTGTTGTTCAACAGCAAGCAGACGTTGGCCGAGGAAAGGGCGTCCGGCAAAAGAAATCCCTTGCGAAAGGACAGTCGTTCAGTGTAGATTCCAAGCGTCAGGGTTCCTCCCCCTGGTGTTTCGTAGTTGAGTAGTGGTTATGGGTTAGAGAAGGGCCGGCGCCGGATATCGCCGGCCCTTTTCGTTTGACTTCTCCGGTAAGCCGCCGTATCATGGGGTTGCCTGACGTATTGTCGAGTACCTATCTTCTAACCGGCCTCCACAGGCTGGCCACAGAAGAACCCCGTAGGGACATCGGACTCGACACCGTTAGGCACCCTGCGGGGTTTCTTCTTTGAGGCCCCCAAACCTACGGGTGCCATTGTGGGGATCTGGCCACTGGAGCAGACCAGTATCCAGTCTGTGGGTAAACGTATCTGTCCACCCATAAGAACAACGAGCGACAGGTGTAGTGGGGACCAACTGGGACCGGGT